CTCTACTGGGAGAGAGGAGCCTATTGGAGGTCTTGAATCCGGTGGTATTGCAAAATCGATAGAAACTCCTGAATCTAACCCGGCACTTGATTCTGGTAAAAAAAAGGGTGGTGGGGGTGAACAGAATCGACTCAACTCTCTCTTTGATACTCTAACAAAAGAACAAGCCAGTTTAACTAGTGGAAAGGCGGCTGAAATATATGCCACTCTTGATAAAACTTTAACTCAAATTCAAGGCAAAGCAGAGCATAGAGCAGTAACTCAAGCCGAGGTGGAAGTCTTAGCGAGGTCAGTAGCCGCAAAGAAAATAGAAAAACTTTATGAAGATCAGACTCTTTGGGTAGCAAAGGAGTATGGAGATCAAACAGTAGCTTTGAATGCTGAGGAAGAGGAGAAACTTAAAACTGTTAGATATACTGGAGAGATGACTTATCAAGATCAAGTGAAGTTGTACAATTTGCAGAATCAAATACATGAAGTTTTTAATAAAAAGAGAGCGGCTAATAATTTAGAGATAGCCGATACTGAATTAAACAATCAAAAAACATATAATGACGCTCTTGCCTCTGCTTCTCCATATCTTGAAGTTCAACTTCGTTTAAAGAAAGAGTCTTTGGATATAGAGAATAAACTGGCCCAAGACGCCATCACTAAGTTGATAGATCAGAAAAAAGAATTAGCAGTTTATGAGGATATTTTTAGAAAAAGACAAGAAGGTATTAATCAAGCTAAACAAGAGGCTTTAATTCGTGAAGGTTGGATGAAAGAAGACGTTTCTGGTGGACTTAAATCAGGAGCCCTGGAGAGAGATAAGGAGTCTGTTACTCGAACTGCACAATGGACCATTGATGCCATGAAGGGAGCGGAACAATATATAGGAGAATCTGGAGGTCAGGCATTTGTAGATTTTATACACAACAAGAAAACCGATCTCACTAAAATGTTTACTGATTTAGGAGATTCTTTGATTAAGCAGTTGTTGAAGATGGGAACTACCAGGTTATTTGATACGGTATGGACTGGTCTTGGTAAGTTGTTTGATTTAGATGTAAAGGGTAAACCAGATGGAAGTAGCGCTGCGAAAGCCCTCCATGTGACTTTTGAAGGATTGGAAGGAAAAGGACTAGGAAAAGTTGGTGGAGGGGAAGCTGCTTATCAACGGTCAGTAACTTCTGCTGGTAAAATTGGGTATACTATAGGGGGCAGTAAAGAGTTTGATTTCACCGATATGTACAAGAAAGAAACTATTTTTGATAAGGCCATGAACAGGGATCAGAAGGAGTGGTTAGTTGGATTCAAAAACTTGGATAAAGAGCAGAACGTTTATGTCAGAATGCAGCAAAAGATGGCGGACGAGAATAAAGATGCTTTTGATACTGAATACATAAAAAGTTATCAAGATGATTTTACCGGAATGACTACCAATATAACTGGAATTTGGGGAACTGCCCAAGGGCTTATGACGGCAGCCGGGGTTACTGGAGAAGCCCAAAGGATAACTTCAATGATCGGTTATGCTACACAGGCAATTAGCATCGTTCAAAAATTAGCTAAAGGGACCATTCTTGCAGACGCTTATCGTGCTGCGGCTGCGGCATACGCCTGGATGGTGGAGATGTTCGGACCTATTATAGGAATTCCTCTTGGAATGGCGGCCGCCGCTATAACTTTTGCTGCAGTTTCTGCTTACGGAGTCTTTGGTGGCGAAACAAAGGGAATCGCTTCATCTGCTGGTGGGGATTATCAAGTAGTGGCTACTGGCACTCGCCAGGTCCACCAGGATGAAACCATTCTCCCAGCATGGGCAGCAAATAGTTGGCGGGATATTGTGAGTCGAGAAAATATGGGAGGACGATCTGGGGAGAATGGAGGCACTACTGTAAATGCTCCGATCAATATTTCTATTCATCCTCGCCAGGAAATGACCCAAGCGGATTACGACCGGCATGCCAGGATGATTAAGACCTCACTGAATAAGCATATCGGGACCAGGGGGCAGACAATAGGGGATGGTAGGTAATGGCAAACGGGAAAATAATCTATCCTCATGGAGACCCTAGTCCCACGACCTACGTCTTTGTCAAAAATCCGGATTGGGGTCATGAGGGAGGGTATGTCGAAACCGATGATAATGCTCGGGGGTTGGACGGCACTTTACAAAGTTACGCCGGGCCAGTAAAAAAGACTTTCAATTTGACATTCACCCGAGTCGAAAAGGCCCAACTCGACGCCCTCACCCTGGCCTGGGCCGCCCAATGTCCGGTAGATTTATATCTGGACGGGGCGATCCTAGATGCAACGGTTAAGGTGATGAAACCAGTCATATGGAAATCAGAAGCAGCCTTTGTTGGGGGCGGCGTTTACACCTACACTTTTGATGTGATCGTGGAAGAAATATGATTCCGGCCGGCGCAGACTACTTATCAAAGGAAGCTCTACAAATAGGGGCGATTCCGGTGATCCGGGCTACGCTTTTACCTTATCTGTGGCCTGATGGGATTGATGCTGCCGGGTCCTTTGTTGATTGTGCTTACGTTTCCCCGAACCGAATTCAGGCCAATTATGAGGGGTTCACCGGTGGGTCCTGGATTTCCTCAATACTCACCGCAAATTTACAGATTTCCAGTTCATCGGCGGTTATTACCTGGGCTTGGAACTCTCCAGGTTTTGATCTAGTGCTTTACTGGAGAGGGGCTATGAGCACTTCGGCTTTGGTCGCGGCGTCATGGGTCCTGGTAACCAATGGCAATACCCCACAAATACAACCTTACTATCAATTCAAGCTTACGATAGATGGTTATCGCTCCTGGGCTATAGATTCCTCAGGGGATGCGGACAATTTCACGGCCTGGGCTGAGGATTCTCCCGGGAATCTGGACTCATATCAGGGATATGCAGCTGATACTAATGTGCCCGGTGATCTTCTCACTTATATAGAAACTCTCAATCTCCTGGGAGAACTGACTATCGTTCGGGATATTGAACAGGCCGGGACTGTGACCGTCGAGGCCCCCAAGGCTTTTGATGACCTAGTGGCCGGGTCTCATTCCGGGTTGATTTTGAATAACCGCCAGGTGGACTCAATAAGTGGTTTTCCGGCGCCATCCTATTCCCCGAACAAAAGTAGTTTTATTTTTGCGGGAAAGAATTGGTTTGGAACACAGTTACGAATGGAACTCGGTTGGCTCAAAGGCGCGAGTTTTAGCCTCAATGCCGCAGGCACAGGTTATGCCCCCGGTCAGACCCTAACCGTAGTTCAATCCGAAGCGTCTTTTATGACTCTAAGGGTTTTGACCATCACCGGAGGAGGTGGCACAGGCCCGGTTGGAACGGCAGAAATTTTAACTCAGGGACGCGGTTATTATCCTGCTACCGGGTTACTGACCACCGTCAATACCGGCTCCGGGACCGGCTGCAAGATTAACCTCCTGACTGTTGGGGATTTCACCGATTTTATTATTCTATTTTTAGGGAAAATTACGAAATGGGGGCCAATTTCAAGGGCAGTTGATCAAACCGGCGTGGCACAGGCAAATACGGTTGAGATTTACGCAAAGGATTGGATGACTGATTGCCTACAAAAAAGGGTGGCACTGCCGGCCCTTGATGGCACCCCGGAACCTTTGACCTTTGGAGAATTTCTTTGCAAAGCTGATGCAGTTTCAGGATGGTCTCCAGTTCCCGCTATTCGCACCGCATATTTCGAAAATGATAATTACAATGAACTTGACAGAATAGTGGTTTTAGGGGGAGGCTCTTGTAGTCTCATTACCCCAGGACTTACCGGAACCCGGGCGATCCAATTCCAGACCACGGCAGGAGGAATTCAAACCGTCTATGGATCAATCATTCTTCCTTATGCAGGGGAAATGTTTATTACTGGAAGCATCCGATTTTCTACTATTCCAACAACCATAGCTAATCTAAATATGACTTTCATGCAGGTAATTGATTCCACCGGTGCTGCTGATTTCGCCATTCAAATTGACAATACTGGAAATATTTGGGGAAGTAATATTGGTCAGACAAAGTTTAACATCCTATCTTATTTGGATATTCCCCTATCCTTTGCCATATGGTTGTGCCCAACTAATCCAGGATATGTTAAGGTCTGGATCAATGAGGCTGAAATCCTGACTTACCAGGGTAATATTTCCGGCGATCATCCTTTAGAATTTAGATTTGGAGTTCAAACATCTTCTTCTCCGGAAGCCTGGGTTATCAATTTTGACGATATTGAGGTCAGGCCAAAATATTATGACAATGCTTTTAAAGTAGACGGTGGACCTTTCGAATCCATCGGCCCGGTTTATCTTGATAACTATCCCCAACCGGATACACAGACAATCATAAATAATAGTCAAAACTATACCCAGACCCTTACCCGACTTCCGGAATATGGAATGGTGCAATTTATTAGTACTGATCCCACCTTCAAACCTTCCGGTACCATAGAATTCCGGGTCGCGGAACACACCGGAGGCCGTCATGCTCTAGACATTATCCAGTCACTTTTGTCCGTAGCTGGTTTAACCAACTATATTGACGCAACCTCCCTGGCCTCAGCTTATGCCACCTCTCCAGATGACGTCATTAATGCCAGGTTTGAGGGTGGGAAGAAGGATAAAAACTCCTTTGGCCTTAAAGAGATAGTGAACCTTGGCATAACTGTGGCCGACTGTCTCAAAGAAATCTGTTCCAGAATGCTTTATTGGATCTTTATTGACGCCGGTAAAATAAAAATCGTTCCCTATACCGGGATTCCTCCATCCTCCCCGATTATGGCACTGACTGTTTCAAATCTTTATGAGGCCATGCAGATCATTGACCTGGATCAGCTTAATGACTTTGTATCGGCAACATATGGATGGTATGAGCATTCACCTAGTCTTTTTGTCCTAGTCGGGAACCAAACCGCGGGAGGGCAAGGCACCTGCTTAGATTTCACCTGGGGTTCTCCTGTGTCCTCTGAGAACCGAGATTTGGCACTGGCCAAGACTACTCTTCTACTCAAGTTTTTAAGTGCTCAAGAACGCCTGGAGCCGGTTAGAACGTCCCTTTCTGGGGCTCGGCTTGAACTCATGGAGGTAGTTAGTGTGCGAGATGAATTGTTAAATGATGAAGCCATAAATTACTGGATCACCCGGAAAGAACCCGGCCTTGACCCTGGAAGTCGGGAAACCACTTTACAACTAATGAGATTTTTGGGGGAATAAATGGCCATACCTAATGAAAAATGGCAACCCGGGACAGGGAAGCAGGTCATTCTCAAAAGTGATTTTGTGGATATTGAGCGAGGAATCTTGACACAGGGCCAGGTTCGAATGCAACCTTCTCTTGTCTGGGTAGATGCTGCGACGGTGAGGGTTGAGGCCACACCTGATTGCCCGGCCACCATGCAGTTAAACGGAATACCTAATATCCTCAATCCATCAACTCAAGTAAGCGGCAGTCTCAGTGATGGGATAGTCCGTACAGTTGACAGTAATGTTTCTTTGGGCATGGCTACCGGTGGACTTTATGGAATTACACAGACTGAAAAATCTTCGCAATGGTATGCGATTTATGCCATAGCCGCGGCCGAGGTTACAACCTTTAATATTAAAGCTATGCCGATAATGAGATTTTATAGTCAATCAAGCCGAGTAATTACTATCAGAAATAATTTGAATTTAGCAAATATTGGTTATGGATTTACTACGGACGAACTTGTTGGAGGAAAGATTTATTTTATTTCCGGAACTTCTAAAGGTCTTATGCGAACTATACTTCATAATAATAATAACAATTCAACTGGAGGAACCATTGAATATTCTGGATCAACTTTAAGCGCATCGGCAGGAGATTGGTTTTTCGTTCTTCCGTTTACGAATTTTCGTTTCATCGGAACTGTTTTCAACAATTCATCCGGAAATATTCGCAATTTTCTTAAAATTGGGAATCGGGTGCAATTATTAGAATCAAGTCAAGTTGTTATCCATAATGGAGTATCGGAAGATATTTCCGGCCTTTGCCCTCTGGCCACTGAAAGCAGAATGTCATTATTTAGGACCACAGTACCATTAGTGGGTCCAATGGACACAATTAAATTGGCGCACCCGAGCGATACTAACGGATTTGGCGCCTCCAGTGAGCGAGCCTGTGACCTAGATATCTCTATAGCTTTGGAAAGGGATTATAATTATGTAATTTATGGTATAACCAGTGAGATAACCAGACACTTAAATGTTACTTTAGATTCCCCAATACAACTATGTAAATACATAATTAATGGGGCGGACTCTGCTTTTGTGCTTTCATATGCCTATCCACCTGGATGTGGCTTTTAAGGAGACGTTCTATGGGTGGTCTTTTCATTTTAATCAAACCAAGGAGACTAAATAAGATTATATGGGTGGCTTTGTTTTTGTTACTGGGGTTTCGGGGAATAGGTTACACCGCCCATCAATCCGGCTTGTATCCGGGGCTATCGATGGGACTGTCGCAACCCTCAATCGGGACACCCTTAAGCGGCTGGGGAATTTTGGGGTGGGGGAACTCACCTGGATGGGGGAACTAAAATGAAAAAATTATTGATCATCTTTCTGGTTCTTTTGACTTGTTCATCGGCTATCGCGGCAAATACTTCCACCACCAATTACGGTTTTCCCAAACCGGCCAGCGGCGACAATGGGGCCGCCTGGATAGCCGACTTTAACGGCCGACTGGATACGGCAGATGCGGCGATCAAGACGGCCTTGGATGGCAAACTGCCTCTGGCTGGTGGGACCATCGCGGGCAATTTAGCCTTCTCTGGTACTGGTAATTGGGGCTTGACGCATAATCCCCTGACCACTACCCAAAGGAACGCACTGACTAATGTCCCTGGTGGCGCAGTCGTTTGGAACTCCACCACTACAAGGGTTAATCTATGCACAGATGCGACTCCCCAATCCACTCCTACCTGGTCTCCGGGTTGGGTGCGCTTAGATGGCGACACCATGACCGGGAATCTTACCGCCAATGTCAGCCCTACCTCTGCAACGATTACCACTGGTTCGTCTATATACCCAGGCAGCACTGGTGCAGTTGGCGGAACGAAGGTTCAACATTTTACGATCACGGCGTTAAATGGCACCGCTACATTTTACTCCCCACAAGGTAGTTGGAACGATGGTGATCTATTAACTATCAGAATTAAGGATGATGGTAATATCAGAACATTGGATTTTACCACTTCGCCTCGTTACCGGAATGGTACGGATGTAGGCAAGCCTACTGCCACGGTTCCAAATAAAACTATGTATGTTCAATTTTGCTATAACTATCCAGATGATAAATGGGACTTGGTTGCCACTCCGGGAGGATTCTAACATGGGGTTCTTCGACTCTAAAGTTAAGTGGACTCTTCGAGATAAAATGTCTGTCGATCTTGCGACCGGCATAAATGGCACTACCTGTGATAGTGGCCATCTCAGGACGGTGGTGGACACCAATGCCTGTATGTCGATATACAATGGGTATCTTTATGCGGCACCGGCGCTGTCGGCGGCGGGCAATCCGGGGATTTGGTATCCATCTATGTCCAGGGTTGCCGGTCAGTCGATGTTTTTTTATGTCCGCAAGAATACTATTAATACCTCTTTCCCGCGCATAGGTTGGTCAACCTCACAGAGCGGATCGACTGTTGTTTCTGGAATAAGTTTTGGCTCAGATGGCAACTTTTATTCTATGAATGGTACTGGACTGGTAATTATTCCAGCTTCATACGCTGCCGACACTGATTATTATTTATGTCTGACGCAAAAGGGAACTGGCCATTATATTTACATCAAGGGTGGAGCCTGGACAAACTGGACTCTGTTGTTTTGGGAGGCAATAACCAGCACAACTACCTTATATCCGGCCATCCTCCCAACTTATACGCAGGCCAACAATTTCCCGAAGATAAGATTTTATGGCATTGCACCAAATATTTTCCCCGTCCCGGTTGCGAGCGATGCTTTTACCAGGACCGGGGCCATTAACACCACCGTTACAGATGGGGGTGGAGATACCGAACTCGGGGTTCATGGGGACGGAGTTCAATGGAGTAACGTACTGGGAACAGTGGCGACAAGCTCGGGTCATGTCGTGGCTACTGCAACGGCAAATGATGGGGCAAGTCCCACCCCTGGATCTGGAGCTTTTGCAATTGTTAATACCGGGGTACAGGATCGTCTACAATCAATAAAAGTAACTCAGACAACCCAAAGCGGAGGAATGATAATTAAATGGCTTAACAGCGCTAACTATGTGTCCTTATATTATTCCGGTGGCGGCCCTTACCCCAAAGTTAGACAGGTAGTAAATGGGACAATGACTTCTCAAACAGGGACTACTGCATATTCTGCCGGGGCGTTGTTACAGGGTTATTGCATAGGCAACCAACTCTATGTTTATTATAATGGAGTTTATCAATTCACTTGGACTATAGATAGCAGTTTGGTCAGCAATACCAATGCTGGAGTTGTTTTATGGTCAACCTCCAACGTGTATTGCGATGATTTTACGGTTTTTGACTTGACCAAAAATTATAATTATCTCCTGGACAAATACATCATCAATCCGACGCCCAATATTATGCTGACTAACTCCTTGATTGGCGGGACTACTGCTCGCAAGGTGGCAGCGCATACCCATAGTTATCCTGATTCGACCGATACATTAACAAGTCAACTTCCAAGTCTTGTTATGAATGCTTATAAAAATGCTGGATTTGATGCCGTTTGTTTGACGGAGCATAATGTTACCCCCCATACTCCGGGAGACTATGGTATAACTTGGATTCCAGGCAATGAAGAAACAACCAACGCTGAACCTACACATGGACATCATATAGGTAATTTAAATGCCTATCTGAATATAGTGGGGGCCGTAAGTATTCAAGACACGATAACAGGCATACTTGCACAGCAAGGTGCGCCGACGGCTGGTGATAGTAAGCCAAAGATAGCCTGTATAAATCACCCAAATGCTGTAACCAAGGCATTAGAATATACAGTTGCTCAGGTTGTTCAAGCAACCGGCTACACGTTAATAGAAATCTACAATGCTATTGCGGATAAAAATCACCCGGAAGGGTATGCTACGGCGATTGTCAATGCTGCCCTGTATAGAGGAAAACAATTTTATTTAAATGCAGTCGATGATTGCCATGATATTACTGACTCAACCCAATTCAACAAGGGTTGGGATATGGTTTATGCTGCGTCAACATCTGCGGCTGATATTATTGCTGCTTATTTAGCAGGCAATTTCTACCCAACACAGGGGCCGACAATTGCAGTGGTTAAGTCTGGGGCATTAATCACCGTAACGACACCGGATCAAGCAACCATCGCTTTCACAGGCGGCAAATTAGGGGGAGGAGTATCGTTAGCCACCCCCGCAACCAACGCAACTACCAACTCTTACACTTGCGACGGCACTGAAATTTGCGTACTTGCCACCGTGACCAGGAACGACGGGTTAATTGCTTGGAGTCAGGCAATATGGGTTCATACCTAAGTTCTGAGTATGCGAGGATACGAAATGGAGCCTGAAATTAATATTTCTGCTACAGCAGATAGCAAAGATTGGCGTTCCTGGACCAATTACGTCCTATTTGCCATCGTAATTATTTTGATTTCAGGAGCGGCTTTCCTTAATAATAGGTTGGTTGATACCAGGTTTGACAACATATCTAAGGGCATAACGGATCTAGAAAAAACTATAAAAGAGCGGTCTGATTCTCAACAAACCCTTCTCTCCCAACAGGGGCAAAAACTAGATCAAGTTTGTCACAAATTAAGTGAGCACGATACCTTACTTCGGATTCCATTTGACCAACGGCAGAAGTATTATCAGTCCTTTAAACTTGGGAATGAACGATGACCGACCCCGCCTGGCTCACCACACAAGGGAGATCACCTATGGATCATAAACTGCCGGCACATTTTACTTGGCTGAAATCAAAGATCGGCCATCATGCTATCCCAGGCCCAAAAGATAACCCGGAGATTGTGTCCTGGTTTAAGTTCACCAACCTGGACCGGGCCGAGTGGCATGACTCAACTGCCTGGTGTGCGGTCACTCAGAACGCCGCCCTTGAGTTAAATGGGGAGAAGGGAACTCGGAGTGCGGCTGCCCTTTCTTTTGCCCCCTGGGGCCACGAGGTTGACTGGAATGATGCTTTGCCTGGGGATATGGTCATCTTTGAGTGGACCGACTCGGACGGCAATGTAACCGGGCATCATGTCGCTCAATTTGTTGAACAGCAAGAAAACATTGTAACCTGCCTGGGGGGCAATCAACTGAATCCGCCTACCGGGTTCCACGAGGTCAGTATCAAGACCTTTTCTAAAAATTCAGTTATCAACGTGAGGAGGGCATAATCATGAACGGCTGGAAAACTTACCTAGCGGCAGCTCTCGGATTTATCGCCACAGGGGCCTTGGCCATGGGGTACTTAACCCAGGATCAGTATAACGTCATTATAGGTATCCTGGGTTCCTTGGGTTTGGCTGCCCTTCGTGCTGGCGTGACAAAGAATGGGCCGAATGGATAACTATGCCAGTTCCCTTGGCTACATCATCGGCGGGTGCGTGGCTTTTGCCCTACTGATCTTTGCGGTTGCCACGGCTAAGTTCATGGGCCGCAACCAGAACCTTAAACCACCGGAGGAATGATATGGAAGATCGCAAATTTCTGCATATCCTTCACGCTACCTTGACTGAGTACCAGAGGCAACGAGGGGAACCGAGCCATAGCATTGCCCGGTTGGTGCTGGTGGTGGAACAGGAATTGCAAATCCTGCCTGACCATTTCCCAGCCCAGTCTGAGGCAGAGCGGACAGTCGATTTACTGATCCGCTTGAGGCACCTTCTCCCCTGGCAACGAAGATGGGCTGAGGAATATTACAAAAGAGATTTGGAAGCATTTGCGCTCTACATCCGGAGAAATCCAAAACCGTAAAGGAGATTCAAAATGAAAAGATTTACCATTATCCTGTCTGTGGTTTTGATTCTGGGATTGGCAGTTTATGGCTGCTGCACCCTTACCGCCCCTGACGGCACCCAAACCAAGTCTACGGCCAACTGTTTCAAGACGGCCCAGGACAAAATTTGTAATGCCTCCCCGGACGTGGTTTCAATAGCTGACATAGTGATTACCCTGTTGAAACCAGAACTTGCTGTTCTTGTCCCTGGCACGGCTCCCTTTATCGCCCTGGTCACAGCGCAGGGGATTAAAGACACCGGCTGTGCGGTCATTACCAATCTGAATACCATGATCGCCTTTATCCAGGGCATGAACACCCAGGCTAAGCTGATGGTGGCAAAGAGCAGCATGAAGGCGGCTCCGGTTGGGATCAATGTGCAGCCGCTTTTGGATTGGCGGAATGGAGATGATAAATGAAACGATTTCTTGCAGTTGGCGACAACGCTATGCCTGGTAATGAACTCCAGGAGTGCGTCAACGACGCCAATTTCTACAAATCCATGGCGGCAACTTTGGAAGCCTCCTGCGACGTTCTGCTCAACCGGGACTCTACCAAAGCGAATATGTGGGCCTGGATGCTGGACGCTCAGAAACAAGCGATTGCGGGAGGTTTGACCTACTGCGGTCTTGCCATTTCCAACCACGGCACTCATCAGATGGTCAACGGGGTGCTGGAAGGGGCCATCTGCTGTTACGATATGAGGCAGGACGGCGACAACTGGTGGCCGGGGGGCTTGATAACGGCTTCGGAGTTTCAGGCGTGGGCCAACGGATTTCCTCTGACTTGCCGGGTGGAAGTTTTCCTCGATATATGCTACTCGTTTTCGGAAACCAAAGCGATGCGGACGTTTCTACCTAAGGCTATCCATAATCCTGGTAATACTGCCGGGCTGCTTCGGATGGCTGATAATCCGGTTCACAGTAAGTTGAACGAGAATGTCGTAGTCTGGGCGGCTTGTAGTGAGGCGGAAGAGGCGGCGGATGCGCCAGCCTTGGGCAATGGGGCCTTCACTGCTCTTTTTAAGAAAATCTGGGCCGCCAACCATAAGGCAAGCCGCATTGAGATAATCAGGAAAGTGCGCCCGGCTATCCACAAAGCTGGTTATGAACAAACCGCTCGGCTTGCTTGTTATAATGCAGTGGGGCAATTGCCGGTGGGGGCGTAGGCCAACCTCAAGGCCGTGCAGGGGTAAAGCGGCCAGGGGATCGGGGGGGGCTAATCCTTATAGATCAGCCAGTGAATCCACTCTTTATTTGAACAAGCTGCTAAGACTTCTGAAAGAGAACCGCCTTCTGGGAAAGCGCACTTGAACCATTGCAAGGCGTCTTTGCACCGTGTTCCGTTATCTTTTAACCATTGTAGGGTTATAACAACAGGGAGAACTCTTTGGTCTGCTGGGCTACCAAGATTACACATAATTCTACTCCTTTCTTCCACTACAGTGGTGACATACTTCAAAGAATTACGTCTCACCACAACATACCCCCCTTCCGACTGCACAGCAACCCGCTTCTGGACGCTTTTGCTAATTGCCAGTTCTGATTCTGGAGATTTTTCAGGACTCCAGAGACAACTTCCTAAATAGCCTCGCCACTCACAGTCCTTAATTTTAGGATTATCGCAGATCATCACATCTTCCTTAAGAATGTGCCTTGGGGTGCCCACGGTCGCCGTCTGCCGAGTTGGACGACCAATTCAAGATGGCCCAAACGATAAACAAGAAAACCGGACCTATTATGCGCGCGACAATCATTGTATTTCTCCTTTTTATTGTTGTGTCGAATTTAGTTTATAGCGGAAACTCCTTTTGTCTTCTTGATCCTGATCACCTTGTTGGCTCCTTCAATGATTTCTTGACTCTCGTCCTCGCCCGTCACCATGATTATTTGGAGCCCGAGTCGTTCGGAAATGCTGCTCAACAACTCGGCCACCTTGGCGTGGGCGTCCCTGCTGTGCAAGAACATGAACGGCTCGTCCAAAACAAACACGGCCCTGGATTGCTTGGTCAAACTCCACAGGGCCACGCGCAGTGCGAAGGCCACCACGTTCACCAGCCCACCGCCCTCGGCGTCGGAGGGCTTTATCCGATTCCCCTGGGCATCCTCCAGAAAAAGGTCGGCTTCGGTCTTGCCCCTGCGTTGGACAAATTCGATTTGAAAGAAATATCGGTCGTCCGGAAACACGGCCTCGATTGCCGCCGTGACCATGTCCGAAATATAGAATGATAATTGTGATTGTGTTTGTTGAGCTACTATTTGCAATATAACTGTTGATTGTTCAATATCAACGCCTTGAATTTGTAGATTAAACAATACAGATTTAGATTGTGAAATATCCTTTTCTACTTGAGAAAATCCGCCCTTCTCTCTCTCAAGCCTGACCCTTAAATCTCGTATTGACATACTTTTAAACACCTCCCACAACTGATTGTAGCGGTCGAAAACAAAGAGATAAGCACGAAGAGGTTAAATATTCCAGCCTAGTTCATTTCGCACTGTTTCGAGGCCCTCATTAAGTTCCTTTTCTAACTTAATCGCATCCCCTTCGAGCTCTTTAATATACTCCTCTGCCTCTTCGTCGGTTGAACAACCTAGTTCTTGAGCGCGCTGAGTCTCGATCTGTTTTATCTGACCAGTGATTTGATCTGCCTCAGATTTCGATTTTGCAATGTTAGCTTTCATTTTCAAAAGTTCTTGTCCGAGATCCTTCGTCATTCCACACACTCCCATATAATTTTTTTGACCTCTGGTTTCACAACATTTGTTTGTAGATGCCCCTCGAGATTCTTTTGAAAATCAAGTCCGATTTCGTGCTGAGTATTTAATCTCTCTACGAAGGCAGAGATTCTACTATCTCGTTCTTTAGTTTGTTCTAACTCGGTGAGATCAAGCACGTCGTCTTCAATGGGCAAGAATATTTGTTCCAACTTTCCTTTCTCCCATTTAAATACGCAAGGTTTGTGATTGATTTGTGCTGCCGTTTGGCGCATCATACTCCCAGGGTTTATCAAGAGGCGATTCCTTCCATCCAGATCTGAACTTGGAGACACAACAAAGCTCTGATGATTATCTCCTGTAACGATTAGGTCGAAGGATATGTATTTCCTCAGGATAGCAGTGGCTTTATCTGCTTCCTGTCCTGGCCACAATTCACTATTGATAATCATGTGATGCCATAGGAAAATGTTAAATCTCTGATTATCATTCATAGATGGATGGGGTTCTTGTCCATAAGCACAGCCCCAGATGATTTCAGATCCAGTAGCAAGAATAACTGGTTGTACAAACTCTTCAAGTATATGGATGACACCTGCTGATTTTAACACACCCAGACCAGACTCTCCTATTTGTTCAATCGAATGATTAGGAAGATCGTGCTGGCCCGGGACACAAATTGGAACAATCTTATACTCTCGGAGCAAATCTATCACCCATCGCAACAGACCCTCTCCTGGTTTGGAAACATGAAAGAAATCCCCCGCCACTAAGAGAGGAGGACTGGCTTGTGCCTGTTTTAAAATAAAACGAAATTTTCTTTCTTGTGCATCCCCGAAATCATCAGTCCTGGCCCTTGGAGTGGTTCGACGTAGGTGGAGATCTGCTGTTAATATCATTTCCATACCTTTAAAACTTTTGAAATTCCCCAACAAGATAAAAAGATGAAACACCCAAAGGCTAATATTCTAAGTGAGGTGGGATCGAACATTTGGAAATTAGCTGGAGGATTATGAACAGTTATTTCTATAGCCGCTGACTTTGCATCGAAAGCCGTTTTAAACCAGTTAAAAAGGAGAGATCCACAGAAGGAGACTCCAGTTCCAATGGCTATAGTCCAAAGAAGAATTTTATCTACTTTCCACAGAGTGGACATTGAACAGGCATTAACTCCTTAAATTTTTTCTCTTCTACTGTTATTATAGACATTTTTTCAGAAAGTCTTGTTCTCGCCAATCGAATCTGCTCATTCAGAGTCCAAAACCGAGACAAAACTTTCTTCTTTTGGGTAAGCATTGCATTCTTTGTAATCAATACTAAAACAACATCCTCCTTATCTACTACCAACTTTAACTGGTCACTCTTGTAGCGAAGGTCAACCAAAGCAGTCTGTCTATCACGAAGTAGATTTAAGGTATAACTTTTCTGTGCCAACTCCTCTTGTTTTTGGATCAGATTATTAATCCTTTGCTCAATTCCTACTGGTATCTGAATTTTGGCAAACTCTTCTCGTAATGCAACAAGATTACTCTGTATGGATCTCAACGCTAAGATAGTTTGTTCTTTCTTCTCTTTCTCTTTCTCCTGATTTTCCAGTTCAGTAATGAATTCCTCAGCCCCTTCCAAGTCAGGAAAGGTAGCCTTCAGTTCATTCAATTCATTTAGTCTGTTTTGCTGAACTCGTATGTCTTGGTCGTTTTGCCTTTTTAATCCAGCCACATTTGACAGAGACGTATCGATGACATCGAGGTGGACGATCCTGTTAAGCGTACGGGCAACCTCGCCTGGAGAGTCAAATATTAGATAGGGTTGGTCGAACTGCCCAGCTATATTTATAGGAGAAAGATTTAACGCCTTCGCTATGGGAACAGGCACATCCTGTCCAAAGGCTCTAAAAGGTTCTCCATTGAGATCATAGTAATTATCATTACTGGTTTTGACTCTGGTGATTAGTTGTCCAGTATCTAGTTCTAGTGAAACCTCTGTTCCTTCTTTCTCTGAACCATGGCGTTTGAATGCTTCTCCAGAAGGTCTATTCTCTGCTACCCAGCGCAACGCTCTAAGTATGCTTGTCTTGCCATTTCGGCTGGGCCCTATGATTACGTTTACTCCCGGAGAAAAATCAAGGCGAGTGTTAGCATGGCTTTGGAAATTCACTAAATGGATGGATTTGATAGTCACGGATAGATTTCCTGCATGATAGATATTTCGATACCTACTATTCCTGGTTTATCGCTGATGGTTCTAGATTCAAGTACCTCTACTCTAATCTCCAGACCAGGAACATTATTGATTTTCTTTAAGACCAGGTTCATTTCATCTTTGATTTTGTGAAGTTTCTTTATTTCTTGTCTGATGGTTTGATCGAGTTCGTTTGACATAGATTTACCAACCCTCCACATCTGTTTAGTATTTTGAAAAAGGTCTCACCATCTATAATGATGATGGGGGGAATTCTTTGTTCTGGATGTATATTGGGTCTGTCTATACAAACCAACCATTCCGTGCCATTATACAAGTTGGCTTTACATTGCTTGATGGCGTTAGGTAGGCTCCATTGGTCTCCAGACTTACATTCAGCGGTGAATGGGAACATCACACAAACCCTTCGACTCATTCTTACGTCAGCGCCTGCTTGACCCATTTCTCTGGAAGCTATCTCCTCGTCCTTACCCCAAGGCACTCCTGTGAACTCGCTGATCTTTCTCGCAAGCCATTGTTGCAGATTACGAGCCTTTCCTTTCGCCGAACTAACGGTAATTCTTTTCTTGAATATCCCAGTGAGAAAGTTATCTTTCTTTGTATCGGTTGCAGGAACTGGAATACCTCTCAGTTCAGCTATCAGTTCCCATTGTTCCGAGGTCATGAGCACTCGAAGACGACTGATTAATTCTGCCTTCGAGATCCTTTTAGGTTTAACCTTCTGTTTAGTCGAAACCGTGGGCTCAGGCACATCCTGGGGTAGATTTGGAGGTAGTTGAGGTGGTAATTTCAAGTGGCTAATCCTTTTCGGGTAGAACTAAGGCCCAGAAGGTTTTACAATGAGAACAAACCAAACCAATGATATGATTTGTTTCTGGACAAGTTGCAAAGGCAAGTTTAATTCCACACTTGGAACAAACTGCGGTTTTTATTCCTTCGACGAAATTGGCTGTTGGAACAGGTTGTTCACTCACCGTGCTTTCTCCTTTCTCTGCGGACGAGCCTCGGTCTCAAGTTTGTTCCATAGATCCACTACCAGTTCACGGATATCTTGTTCCAGATTGTTATCCTCTACGTATTTGATAGCCGCCTCCAAAGCACCTCCAGAGGTATTAACTGGAAAGACTTTGTCTCCTATGGCGTAACCGGCGTATTTCTTTCCGTCGAACTCAGATAGTTCGCCGTGTTTTTTCAACCACTCCATATTGGCACCGAGATCATCAATGCCATAGCCGAAGATGATACGGATGGGAGCAGAGCGATACTCGATATCAAGAGAGTTCTTGCTGACGAACGCCTCGATGTTCTTACCAATGATAATCTGATCGCCAACTGGTCCTCTTTTAATTCTACCGATGGCCCTGAGTTGAATTCGTACGGACGAATAGAACCCAATTGCCTGACCACCAGGAGTGACCGTTGAAGGAGTAAACATTCCACCTCCAACATTATCACGTAATTGATTGGAACAGGCCAAGAGAATGTTATAGTCTTTGATATGAGAGCAGATAACGCGTAAGCCTTCGGAGAATTCCTTGGCTCTCCGCTGACCCATTTTATCACCTTGTTCCATTTCCATTCTGGTGGACAAGGCCGCTAATGAATCTACCCCCTCACAGTTAATGAATTTAGGGTCTGGTTTCCAAGACAGATCCCAGTTGCGTCTGGTTTTTCCGCTCTTTTCTTGAAGCGGCCCGATGATGGCTTCGATCACATCGGTTACTGTCTTCGGGACCGAGTAGATAGACGGATCAAATTTGATACCCATTAATCGACAGTAATCACTATCCAGGCGGGCTTCTGAATCTTTGATCCTGGCCTCACCACCAAGCCGCTGTATCCCACCGATTATCTCTCCAAGAATAGTGGTCTTAGACGAGCCGGGAGGCCCACTGATCTCCACCAGTATTCCACCCGGCAAACCACCATATCTGGTTTTGAGACCAGAGATTGCCAAGTCAAGGAGTAAAGAGCCTGTGCTGACAGTAGCTCTCCAGGAGGTTTCTATTCTAGCTTGTTGTGGAGGGGTCTTGGCATGATCTACTACTTGTTGAGCAATAGATTTAGGTCTCGGTGGCAGGTTCGGTGGTTGCATTTGTTTTTATCCTTAGCTCTCGTAATCTTCTAATTCTTTCTGCTCCACAATCCAAAATTCTACTGCTACTTCTCCACCAGTTATTTCCAATGGCAGAAACTCTGGGTCAATGGTGGATTTTGGAATCCAAACTTCTTCATCACCAAAAGCCAGTAATACTGCACCTTGATCTACTTCTCCTTCGTAGGTTTCGTGGATTACTCGGTCATAATCAAGGCTTATATAATCTTTATCTTTTGTTCTGGACATTATCAATCCTTAAAAGAGTTCCTGAGGGATAGTGCAATTGAAACGGGCTAAAGCACTACCGTCACCCTGCCGCATCAGCCTCAGGAGTTTTACACTTTGGCACGAGCTTGCCTTAATGGAACAAGTTTTGCAAGCAACTCGTAACTCCATTTTTTCGTCCCTCGGTGTAAACTATTAAAGCAAATCCCTGAACAGCCTGGGGATATCATTAACTCCTACTTGCAATTGTTCAGGTCGTCTATCCCATTCCAGGCCATTCAGGAAATCATATGTGCTTTGGGCCTGTGGTGGGTTAAACCATCATGCGAACGCGCTTTCAGGCCCTCAGCACAATTTATATTTACTTTTGCCCCCGCCTCAGAGGAGTCGGGCCTGCGCCCGGCCTCGGAGAGGGGGGTGGACCGACAGCTCTAGCAGGAGCAGCGGGCGATCTGGATGGTGCCGCAGGAGGTGCGGGTGCCGGCTCGGGCTGCGGCTGGTGAACCGGCTCAGAAGGGATGTCAGGCTCTTGAATCTGTACCATCCCGCCTTTGGCACATTCTTGATAATCTTGGCAGTTTTGGCAGTCTGCGTACCCGCCACAGTTTCCCTGCTGGAAGCACTCGTAATGCTGTTCTTCAGTGCCTGTCGCGGCTTCTGCCTGAGGTTCAGCCGCTCCCCCGGACCCATAGAAGGCCTCGTAGAGTTCCTCGTAGGAAGGCACATGGAGGAGGTCGTCGAGTGGGACGATGGCTTGGGCCAAAATATGATCCGGGATGGGCTGTTGACGCTCTTCGAATTTCACCCCGGTCCAGTCCTGGTTACTGCCGGCCATGGTGACCTTGAAGTCGATATCCCGGCCGCCGCCTGGGCCTGCCAGAGGAGACATGAACGGAATGTAACCACCGCCCCGAGCACTTTTGGCTTGAGCCTGAAGCTCCCGCTCGAAGAAGTAGCCAGAGATCTCGTAGATCACGACTCCCTTCGATTCATTGTCACGGTCCCAGATGTAGTACACATACGACATATACTTGCTGGTGCGGAGGGACTTGACAATCTCTTCGTCAGCGTCCGGGTCCCGGGCCAGTTCATTCCGGTACTCACAGATCGGACACGGTAGGCCATAGGTCCTGGCCAGACAGATGTACCGGTCATTATTGGGACCGATATTCTTGTGGGGATAGACGCCGACGGTATAAGTGGGGTCACCTTCTTTCATCCGGCCAGCCACGACTTCGGGATCTTGGGAACCGCAAAGGTACGGGATAATGGACCAGTAATGATCGCCGGCGGTGATCCGACCGATCTGCATGTTTTTGGTCGAGTGGCTATCCAGGATACCTTTGTAACTGGCGCCGTCTTTAGTCCGGTAGGACTGTTCACCGCGTTCGGCCAGCTTCTGGGTTTGGGCACTCCAATCAACTCTGGCAATGGCACTGGGTGCCGGGCCTGCGGGCGCTTGTGGTCTACCACCAGGCGCAGGACCTCTGGGAGGTCCTCCTGCTCCTGGCCTACTCGGGGGAATTGGACTCATGTTCATCTCTCCTTGTTTTGTATTTCTTAAGATAGTCTGCCTTGGATTCCCAGAAGGCTTTGAAAATCAGCCTTGCGATGATATAGATGCCGACAATGCCTAAAAATATCATGCCGACAATGGCCCAAGGATTAATTCCAGTATTCATTACGGTTTCCTTGGCAACGGCCTCATTGAAGGACGAGGTGGAAGACCTGACGGCTTAGAAGCATCATTAATCCCAATTTCTCCAGGAGGAGTTATGGTAGTGACTTGTGTCACCTCCCCTTTGGTTTCAACATGAACTTTAGCAGGAGGCATCTCCTTTTTCAATGCCTCAACCCCGGCTCTTTTGCCTTGTTCCATGGCTATGGGTTTGGTGTCGGAGCCCGGCTCTTCGTAGGGTTCGGCATAGTATTTCATACCGAAGAGCCGGACCAGATTTTCAAGAGCAGATTTTTTAGCTTGGAAGGCGGCTATGGCACCCCGGAGCAGATCAACCACATAGTCCGCCTTGTGAAGATTTTGTAAGGCCTCGATATGGGTCGGCTTGGTCTGCATACGATTGGACACAACCGCCTCGGTGATCTTCTCGTTTGCGGCGGCGGCGGCTTGCCGGATGCCCGTATCCAAATCTGCCTTGGTGACATCCAATGCTTCCTTGGCGCGGTTCCGGTCATAGATGGCCTGGGCGAATACCTCGGAGTAAGCCATGATCTGCTTGGCAATGGCTAACCATTCCAACTCAAGCTGGTGCTGGTCAATCTCTAAGTCTGCTTTGTAATTCAATTCGATAGTTGGATATTTTGACAACTTAATTCACCCCCCTTACTTATATTATAGGAAATTATTAGAGAATCGCTCTTTTTGCCATTAACATTAATCCTGGTAAACCGGAATCATATACGTTTGTCTTAAAACATTCCAGAATCGTGAATGCCTGCATATTGTCCTCTTTCTTAACAACCGCTCCAGCATATCCTAACACCGCTCTCCTTATTCTTTCTGGATCTTCTCCGTCTGGTAGTCCTCTAAAAATGGTAGAGATTACATTCCAACCTTTCTTGGCCAGTAATGCCTGACATAGTTCCTTAACGGTAGATTCATTGGCTCTGGTCTGCTGGATGGCCTGTAACATTTCCTGGTCGTCAGCGATATCAATTACTGTATCAAGCAAGACCAGTGCTTGTCTGGCAGAACCATCAGATGCTTCTACAATGGCGTCAATAGCATCTGATGGGAAACCTTGGATACCTTCGCTCTCGGTGATGTGATAGATGAACTTTCTCATCACTGGCCCAGGCAGAGGTTTCATTTCAAAGGTAGAGCAACGAGTACGGATAGTTTTTATCAATCTATCTGGATCGGTGGTGCAAAGGATAAATACCACATGAGAAGGAGTGTCTTCCAGGGCCTTTAAAATTGACTGTTGGAATGCTGACGTTGCTTGCTGCACCTCATCTAGGACGATCACTCGAATCTTACTATGAGGCATGTAAGTTATGTTGGTTAAAATTTTACGGGCGTCATCAATTCCGCGGGCGTCAGCAATATTCTTTTCTTCATAATCTCTCTCATCGACACAACCCAACTGTTCAGCCACAATCCTGGCCATGGTGGTCTTGCCAGTGCCTGACGGGCCAGTAAACAACCAGGCTCTGGGCTTGTCTTCCCTGGCAAAAATTGTAGCAATGGAGGTCTTGACAGATTCGTTTCCGAATACTTCTTCCAGGGTTTTGGGCCGATATGTGAGGTAGAGAGACATATTATCCGCTCCCGCTCCGGCTCCCGCTCCAGCTCCCGCTCCAGCCCCCGCTCCAGCTCCCGCTCCAGCTCTGGCTCCAGCTCCGGCTCCGGCTCCCGCTCCGGCTCCGGCTCCGGCTCCAGCTCCCGCTCCGGCTCCCGCTCCGGCTCCAGCTCCAGCTCCCGCTCCAGCTCCAGCTCCCGCTCTGGCTCTGGCTCCAGCTCCAGCTATTTTCAAAGCCTGTCCGTAAAATAGCGGCGTTCACTTTTGGCTCCGGGGAGTTGCAGAAATTTGAATGGCATCTACTACTGCACCTCGCCCCACAATCACTTGGCCATCGGGAAACGGTTCCACTTCATTAAATTTACCAGTTTTGAGAGCATCAGCAAAACGCCCCGTGTCGGCGATCCAGGCAGCATCTTCGAGAACTAATTCTTGTGAAGTCACTGCTACCAACCGACCAGTTTGTATCATGGTTACGGTGCGGATTAGATAATTTTTGCCAATTACCCAAGGATGATCTTGGACGCATTTAGGAAACATTGAGGCAAGTTGCTTTGCTTCTCCGATGGTTAATTCGTCTAAATTTGCCATAATTTTTTCTCCTTACTTTATTATAGTGCTGATAGTCCCATCCAATCGGATTTCGCTTTGGCTCTGGCACACTGTTGCCAAATCTGACATTCTTGGCATTCTGCATACATATTGTTATTGGAGGCGAACTGTCCACCATAAGGACAAGTTTCATTAGGATCTGGTTGCCATTCATCTCTGGCCCAAATATCACCGCCTATCATGGCTAACTTCCTGGCAAAGTTCTCAATACCGCTGGCAAAGGTTTGCTTGTTACTGGCTTGATAAAGAACCGAGGCGGGATGAATACACCAACAGATCCAGCACTGGTACTGATCGGACCATTCAGTTGTGCCGCAGAGCTCAGTTATCCCACCTGTTTCCCCACGGAACATCTTAACGCCTGTATTTCCGAACGCCAGGATGATGATTGGCTGAAGATTTTCAATCTCCATTTCGATATGCTTGGAACAAATTTGGATATGCTTCTTAGACGGCGTCTTGGTTCTGGACGGATAGCATTTCACACAATTTGAAACATGAAACATAAATGGAGAGAATCCATACTTCTTTAGTTCGGGCCAGAGCACATCATTCCCCGCACTGCCTATGAAACCAATTCCTTCCTGGTCCTCGTTCTTTCCTGGTGCCTCCCCCGCGAGCATTATATTGTAACGACCAAAGGAGGGCTGAACAGGTCTACTACACTCGTTAATCAACTCACAGCTCTGGCATTCGATCTTAGGCAAGATGTATCTGTTGATCTCTATCAGATCGCCTTGGTAATTATCAAGACGGCAGGCAAGGATATCTCTGTCTGAATACCCCGTTAAATTCAGTCGAGAGAATCGTTCCTGGCCAGTCAGGACATTAAAATCATAGTAAGGAGTGGCCTGTTTCAGCTCTTCATAGGTCAGATCCTGTTCCCGATAGTACCCCGCCTTTGTAAGGAGAGCGGTGATGGCTGACTTCTGCGACTTCTGAACAGTTACCTGCGGAGGTTCAGGAGTCGGATTGATAATCTTCTTGTCAAAGAAGCCTCTGGGAATCGCTTTCTGTTTCTGTTCTTTTACTCTCTGACGACTCGTGCTTGGCTTAGCTTGTCCAACTTTGTTACTGATCCTGCCAGATAGTATTCTCTCCGCCTGCGAATCTCCTATCCCCTTAATAGCCATCAAAGGAGCATAGATAACATTCTTACCAGGTGGTGCATACCATTCTCTGGCTTTTGACAATCCTTGCTTGGGTAGTTCTATTTGAAGACCAAGTCGTCTGGCTTCATCTACATAGTTTTTAGTCTCATCTTTTCCACCGTAGGTGAGGCAGGCACATAGAAATTCTTTTGGGTAGTAACACTTGAGGTACATCATCCAATATGTGATCAAGGAGTATTCGGTGGCATGTGCCTTATTGAACGAGTAGGAGGCATGAGATGATAACATATCCCATACATGAGAGGCTTCATCCTTTGATATAGTTTTTTGATTTACACAACCATTTACAAACTGATCTTTGAATTCTTGAAACGCCGCCTCCCCTTTGGACTTTCCCATTACCTTTCGGACCTTCTCGCACACTCCCCAAGGCAGTCCTGCCAGTTCATACATAACCCACATCACCTGCTCTTGGTAAATAACTATGCCTAGGCTCTCTTTGGTATAGGGTGCCAGCTTTGGATGAAGATGAGAGACCTTTACCTCTTTTCTTCTCCTTTTCAGGAATTCATCCACCATACCAGATCCTAAAGGGCCAGGTCTGAATAGAGAAGTTGCCAAAACTATATCATTGAACTCTTTGACTTTCATGTCTTTGCAGAGACCTGTTAATCCATGACTATTGATCTGGAAGGCGCCTGCGGTGTTACCTAGGCTAATCTCTCTGAACACTTTCTGGTCATTCAATGGTATCTGGTCGAATTGGATATCGAACTCAGAGCCTAGATTATCAAGAATCATCTTTCTGGCACCATTTAGAATAGATAAGGCGGCCAGTCCAAGTATATCTAACTTCATTAATCCCATATACTCGGCGTCGCTCTTTTCCCAGTTGGCAACCAGAACTCCACTTCTCTGAACTAAGTTACATCTCAGACCGTCTCGTAAATCATCTCTGGAAAGGCACGAGGCCGCTGCGTGCTGCCCGCTACCAGAGACCTGCCCTTCTAGTTCCATACCATATCTGACAACATCTGGGTACTTATTTTGAAACTGTTTTAGTTCTTCTGTTTTAAGGCTGTCTTCAATGCTATGATTGGCTCTGGGGTCTCCATCTGAAATAGTCACTATGGCCTTGGCTGCCAGATCAACTTCCTTTAAGGGAACTTCAAAGACCCTGGCTACGTTTCTTAGAGCACCTCGCCCTTTCATACTGGTGAAGGTAGAGAGACCCGTTACGTTATGTTCTCCATAACAATCGCGTAGATGTTGCTTTACTTCTTCCCGACGATGGTCCTCAAAATCCATATCGATATCTGGGAGGTCCTTACGCTCTGGGCTAATGAACCTGGCGAAGATCAGACTATACTTAATGGGGTCTACGTCAGTAATCCCTAAGAGATAACAGACCAGACTACCTCCGGAACTACCCCGGCCAGGCCCTGTCATGATGCCTTGCTTCTTGCACCAGGATATGAGTTCCCAGACGATAAGGAAGTATCGTTGGAAATTCATCTCTACGATCAGATTAAATTCTTCGTTAACTCTGGACTCGTAGGTAGAGTAATCTCCTACTGGTCGTCTTGACCAACCATCTGCGATGATTGCCCATAGGAGTTCTGTTTCGTCTTGGTCCTCGTAACCATATACTTTGGGTAGGTCGACAGGAAGTTTTTCAATAGTGTAGCCATTACAGAGGTCAACCACTTCCATAGTTCTGGCCATGGCATCGAGATAAGTTTTCTTGTCAAACTGACCTTGTCTCTCGAAAGCCATTTCCATCTCAGCGGCAGAGCGAAGATGAAGACCTGTGAAATCAAACTTCCACCGATTAGGATCATTCCATTTGGCTTTACGCTGAATAGCCAGTAATACTTCCTGAGTTTTAACTCCAGACCGGAACGGATAATGACAATCATTGGTGGCTACGAGGGGAATATTGTACTGTTCAGACAATTCCTGTTTCTTACGATTGATGTCTAACTGTAAAGGATGGTTGTGAGGCATGATCTCTAGGAATGTTGGTGCTATATCGTCTAATCTTTGTAACCATTGTACGCCTTCTGTCATGTTAATAAAGGATCCCACACAAGCGGTAGTAAACACCAAACCTTCGGCGTGTTGAAGAATGGTTGGAAAGTCAACTCTGGGTCGTTTATGAAATCCCTCCAGGTTAGCAATGGAGAGCATTTGCAACAGATTGGTCAGTCCTTCTCGACTTCTGACAAAGGTCACCAGATGATATCGCTGGCTGTCTTTTATTTTGATGTCTTGACAAACATAGAGTTCACAACCCAGGACTGGGATGACATCATGTTTAGCGCATGCTTTTTGGAATTTGATAAGGCCGTCCACGTTTCCGTGATCGGTGATGGCAATAGCCGGTTGGCCCAGGCGTTTGGCCTCAGCAGCATACTCGTCGCCGTGTCCCAGCCCGTCAAGCTGCGAAAATTCTGAATGACAATGCAAGTGGACAAAGAAACTCATCATTAAGCCATTAACATCATTACGTGGCGAAAGTTAGGGCCACGGAATAGACAGGAAATCTCCCCGATCACCATCTCCTGGGTTAGAGACAGGATTTCCTGGAGAAATTTAGGATTGGCTATCATCTGGATCTGTGGTCCCGAGTAATCTATTGGTATGATCTCCTCGAGCCATCCAACGCTTTTCTTGCTTTTACAGATCAATTGGTTTTCTTTCAATGTCAGGTCGACTCGGAGATCCAAAAGCGAAGCCCCCTCTACCATAATTATAGAGCGATCCATCGACTCCTTGATCTCGTCAGGCAGAAGAATTACTTTGCCTTCGACCTGGAGATATTCCTCTACATCCATCGGCTCCCCTGACTTGAGCCGGATACTTACCAGGAGACCTGACTCTTCATTAAAGAAATGGACCCAAGCCCAGTCCAGGGCCATGTGAGTAAACTTGTATTTCCCCAGATGTTCGGCTTGTTCACCGGGCAGAAGGAAATTATATGGCCAGGGTTCTGCCTGAACGAACTGGGTGATCCGCCAGTTATCAGACGAACTGATCAGGTTGCCCTGTATGTGAATACAAGTCAGGTGAGGTTTGGTCATATCCCGGCTGCAGGAGAACTGACAGAAAGACAGTCCTTCTTGATAATCTTTGGGTAGAGCGTAGAATTCGTTCTCCGGTTCCAACGGCGGGACCACCTTCTCTAAGAGTCGGAGGCCCGCTTTGGTTCTGCCAGATTTGATCTTGATTTCATTCTCTTCGGGGTCCTGGGTGATCTCGACCTGATCCCCAGTTAACTTCTCCAGGAGCTTGTATAACTCCTCAGCCCTGACAGCCCCCTCCACTTCAGTAACGAAGGGGACCATCACTGCGAATTGATCGTTATAGGTAGAGATACAGTCTCGGTGGAAATGAAAATGTACGCTACCCTCGACGATCTCTCGGGATGCCAGCCCTGGCTGGAGAAGTTTCAGGGCCTGCAAAAATTGTATTCTCTCCAAAAACATCGGTTAGTCCTTTTTCTTCTTTAGTTTGTGAAAAACTCCAATACGAGGTGAGTATTTGTGGTTGGTTCATTTCCTTTAGGGTTTGTATATGTAACCGACTAGTTGACGTAACCATATAGATCTTGGCACTGTCTGGTTTGACTTCCCACTCAGGAGGAATCATCTTATCTTCAGATTCCGCAAAGAACCCCCCTTGTAGTTTAGGCTCAGCTGGAAGATTTAGTTTCGCTGGCCACTTTGGCCAAAACTTTACTAAGTTCTGGTAGTAAGTGATATTCAGTTTTTCCCGTTGTCTATAGAAATTGGCAATTCCTATCTTAATGAGTTTAACTAACCTGGCATTTTCTACTTCGTGTTCTCCCCAACCGAACTTTTCTTTTTCAACATAGTGTCTAATGGCCTCTTGTTCCATTTCTGAGAAGGTCAAGAAGTGTTTTCCTGACTCTTTTTGATAAGGAGAATCGACAGAAACAAATACTCTCCAAGGAGGTAATGAATAGTCGTAATCTCCATTTCTGAATTGTGGGACGAGAATAGAACCGAAGGCAGAGTATTGTATCCAGGAAGTAGAGTCAACACTTGCCCATGGATATCTGGCCATCAGATCGAAAGAGGTCAGTCCGAAACCGTGGACCTTATGACAAGGCGCTTTCTTGGAATTGTTGCAGATAATCCTCCAATATCGATCTAAGGCGGTTGTTCTCGCCTCCGTATCCATTTTAGCAATGGCACCAAGACAGAAATAGGGATAATTATCAAGACATCTCTTTAAATAAGACATGTCAGACCCAGCATGGAAGACAGGCAAGGGGGTTAACCCCTCCGCCTCCATAATCTCCTGGTTTTTCCAGGATGCCTCAGCATTTCCGATAACATCCAGATTACAATAAATGTAAATCTGATCTTGATTTCTCTTAATGAAATCGATGTATTTGTAAACGTCTATCTCCAGACCTTTTGTGCTGGCAGAATACGCACCGGAATCCATAAAGAGTTCTATCATTTAGAGATACCTTTTGAGAACTTGGAGAGTTTGTTTTGCTCGTTTTGGTTCATATCCCCCGGCTTCCATTTTTACATAGTATTTTTTGGTACCGGGCCATTCCATTAACTTTCGGATTTGTTCGTCAGAGAATATGTTCAAATTATTATAGGAGAAAGCCACGAATCTTCGGAAGCAGGCAGGGCACTCGAAACAATGTTCCTGTTTTCCTTTAAAACAGGAATAGGCACTTGTTAAGACTTCGACTGGGTGGTTATTATCAAGATACCACTTGACCATATCTTGCTTGGTCATATCAGAGAACAGAGTATGGAGAATCTTCTCTTTCTTAAATAAAATGGTCAACATTACACTGGTGTGATAGTAAAACTCGGGATTTCGATCCTCCGTGGTATCTTCTCCTTTCTGAGAGATCAGATAAATCTCATCTCCATAGTTGGCGGCCGCTACAGCCAGTACCAAGTTTCGTCCTGGTATCCAACCATCTGGATGTTCAAAGAATCCCAGGTTCAGTTTTGGTCCCTTGTGAACGATACGAGACTTGAAACCATCAATCGCCCATAACTCTGATCTCTCATACTTATGACCTAAAGGAAAGTATAAGAGTAGAGGGTTTTTGTCTTTCAACCAATAGTAAGCGATCAGACTGTCAATTCCGCCGGTGAATAATAGAACAGGTCTCATAAGAATTCCTCTGGAATTTGTTGTAAGGCTCTGTCGTCAATATAGTAATCTGCTTGGAGTTTATCAAAGATAATATTATGATATTTTACTCCATGTTCCTTAAGCCACTCAACAGTCACGATAACATCATCATACCGACGGGACGTATAGAGAATGATTTCGTGTTTCTCAGATAGTCGGTTAACTCGGTCGATGTTCTCTTGGATTGGTTCACATTGGGCGTAATTGGGCCAATTACTCTTGCCTTTGCATAGATAACCATCTACGTCAATTGCGAACCGCGACATATTATCGTCTCCGTACTTTTCTATTGGCAGCTGCGTGCTCAGGCACGAGACCGGTCGAAATTTAAGCCCGACCGAACCCTAAAATGGCTTCCCAGATTTTAGCCTTACGATCTTCCGGAAGAAGGAGTTTATCAATAATCTTTTTCAGATCAAGAGGCATGATGGTTTGGTCGTCAACAGTCTTTTCATCCTGGATTGACCCAGAAGAATAAAACTTTCTGGGATCATGTACCCCCGCCCTGGCTGCCGCCCATCGACTTAGTTTGGTACTTCCACATTCTTCACAAAGATGAACAGTATCGTGTCCTGAATTATAGATGGGATTGTCGCAAGAGACTGTATACTGGAAAGGAAAGTTAATGGCCTTTCCGAGAAACCAGGTCTCTGTCTTGGTCAGATTCTGGAGGACTGGTAGAAATTTGATTCTGTCTGCGGTGATGTAACCAAATTGAAACATATTTTCAAGAGCAGACATAAACCGACCAGAATTGTCCGGGTAGCCCCCAGATTCTTCACTAAGCTGAGCAAAGCCAGATGCTAGGTAAACCACCTTATGATTTCTTTTCAGTATCTTATCCTCGGCCATGGCAGCAGCGATGGTGGTAAAAATAGCGTTTCTTCCCGGCACCCAGGCGATGGTAGATTTGATTCCTCTCCTGGTACCGGTGGTGATGTCAGACTTATCCATTAACTGGCTGGAGAACCCACGGAACAAATTACTGATGTCTTTGATCTCAAGAGCCACAGCTAACTTCAACGCTAAGTTCCTGGCTGCCCAGGCTTCAGACTGTTCACTCCTCTGCCCATAATGGAAATGAAGCATAGTGACTGAGTAGCCTGCCAAGGAGAGCAAGGCGGCCGTCATTCCACTATCTATCCCCCCGGATGCTATGACGACCGCCGGCTCAACCGTATTATCAAGATGTTTGTCCCAAGTGGGATGATCGTAGTTGGGTATGAAACTGTCCACGAATTGGAACCCTGACTCCAGATCGGTTTCGATTATTGTATATGGTGCCAATTCATGGCAGTACCAAGACTCCCAGACGTTCATTCCGTCCCGGGTGGCTCCGGTGATGTCTTGACAAACAGATCGTAAAGTATCTAGATCTGAGTGGAGGAAGTAGCCGGTTCCACGGATATACATATGAGATAAAGGATTGTAGCCAACTACCGAGTACAGCTTGTTCTTCTGCTCGTCAATCAGGATAAACGCGAAGGCACCTTTGAGCCATTCCATGGCGGATTTCATATTTCTGCCATGTTCGATATAGGCCCAGAGAATTCCTTCACTATCAACTTCTGTCCTGAACGGATAGTTTTTCTTTAATGAGTCGTTCAGATCATCCGCAACGGAGCCGTTGTGAACTAAACTGAGGCTCCTCTGAACTGAGGCGGTCGGTGAATCTAAGATAATAGGCTGGATGGATCTGTAATCAGAGGATTTGATTTCGGTTTCCGGAGTGGCCCGGCTGATACCTATCACAACTTCGTCAATGGTTGTCACTGAACATAGCACCTGTGCGATCTGGCGAAGGTCATAAGGAGGAAGATATTTTAGCGTCTGACCTTTCTTCTTCAAATGGATGCCGAGAGAATCTCCTCCTCTTTTCTCGGCACCCTCTAAGATAGAGAGCCATTGATCAGAGGAGAGGTTGCCGGTTTCTCTAAGCCAGATCGCAAAGATGCCACACATTATTCTTCTTCCTCTGGGTGGAAATATTCAAACATTTGATATCGTTCCTCGATGGGAACTGATATTATTTTGTTGTATTGAGAGTGGAACTTCATCCACTCCTCAACGACTATATTGAAGGTTTCTTTCTCTGTATATTCTTCAAATCTTTTCCAATAGAAGGTATTGTGAACATAGATGGAATAATCTCTGGGACCCCCATGCGCCTTTTTTGGTCCTATATCAATAATCGCACCCATAGCCTTGAGAGTTTCTAATGATTTGTGAACATCGCTGTTCATAGTTTTGGTCCCAATTCCATCAGAGAATCGAAGACTTCCCACTCCTGGTAGTTTGACAAAGCAAGTGTCTCTGAACCACCACCTGGGATCTCTCATCATTTTAGGTACAAGCTCATCTTTAGGAACATAAAGATCCATCACCACTTTGATCACAAGAGGGTAGTTGGGATCAGAATTTTTACTATCTGGATTCTTAGCCATTACTTTATCTCCCGTTTGCTCCACTGGTCTTCCGAGATATGTTTGCCAGCGTGAACATTAAAGACTTTCTTACCAAACTCAGGATCGTTATCTTGCCAGTAATGGTACATCCACGGATAACTCCAAAGGCAGCCGGGACATTCCATAGCGTCATGATAAACAGCAGACATCCAATCAACCTTTCTTTCTGGAAGATCGAAGATCGATAACGTAGAGGTCCGCTTACCGGCCCGGTAGCCGCAGCATCGGAGTGATCCATCTGCATCTACTGTGGGACCATCGTAAGGAGAGCCTTGGCAGTGCCAATCCGTATTGATAAACATCTCCGGATCTAGGAGTAACATCTCCCGGTTTTGAAGGAGAACTTTATCTGCTAGGATTATATCCAAAATTTCCTGGATCAGGCCTTTATCATCGTTGGTGAATAGTAGTCCTGCTAACTCTTCTTTGGATGGGAAGAAGTCAAACTCCCCGTCTTTGTTCCAATGGATAAAGTTACAGCCGGTAAAAATTCTATGACGAGTTAACTCTCTAATGGTGTCTGGAACAGTTAACAAATTCTCTTTGGTAATGGTAATAGTTCCCTGGCTGTCAACTGAGGGGTAATTCTCCTTGAGCCATAAGAGACCGTTCCAGGCATCCCAGGATTTCTTCTCCTGGTCGGTGATCAGTTCGTGAGATATCAGATACAATATGGGATAGTCTACTCCGCAGGATAGATTATCAAGAATCCTGTCTTTGGGGTTAAAGAATTGGGTGCGGTACTTTGAGAACAAAGGCTCTGGACAAGTGCTATAGATAGCGTAAGGCACCTGATTTGTTCTCATGATCTTCACCAGGTCGTTACCCAGGAGCCAGGTTTCATTTCCTAAGATTAGATTGAAATCAACTCCGAGTTCCTTTAGGATCTGGAACGCTTTGATCCACTCATCTGCGTTGAGCTCTCTCTCCAGGTTTGAATCCCGGAGAGAACAGTAGGTGCATTTCCTGGGGCAACGCCTGGTGAGATAAGTTAGTGAGTTCATAAAGATTTTCCGCCATCTATCACAATATTGGCTCCGGTCATATATTTCGATTCGAGGATCATATTTATTATAGGAACCAACTCGGCAGGTTCTGCGGCTCTTTTCATTGGAATAGATTGAATTAACTCATCTGGAACAGGCTCTCCTGGAACCAGGTTGGTGGGAGCAAAGAGGCCAGGGCTGATACAATTAACTCGTATTCCTTGCTTTACCAAAAGTTTGGCGTAGCTTTTGGTTAGAGAAATAACAGCCGCTTTTGTTGCACTGTACAGGGCAGTATCCTCATCATCGGATATCCCGGCAACGGAGGCGATATTGATGATGTTACTACCAGGAAGCATCATCGGGGAGATTTCTCGGATTAATCTCCAGACGGCAGTTATGTTTAGTTCGAGCATTTGATGCGCTTTATCAAGATTCAACTGTTCTTCAAAATACATCACCCCAGCATTGTTAATTAAGAGGTGCACTACATTCCTTTTTCCAGAACGAGAAGCTACGGTTGAATATTCTACAGCTTCAGAGATACCAGCTTCGGTACTAAGATCGAAGCCGGTACTCCGGCAAAGGTCGATTACCAGATTAGCTGGTTCATAGTGTCTTCTCAAGGCTTTACCAATCCCTGAGGAGCCACCAGTCAGAACGATTATCAAAGTTTAGCTCCTACTCGCCATAAGAACTCGTCCTTGACGCTAGGCTCTTGAAAGATACCCCGGAGGCTATGAGTGCCGAACGGCACATCGGGCACTTTGACGCCGCGACAGGCTTCGCATAGGTGAGAAGCAGACATCACCAGTCCACAACCCTGAGGCTGAACTTCCTTCATGAAAATATCCACTATCTGATCTGTTAGTTCTTCCTGAATGGTCAGGCGGGCGCCGCAGTGCTGGATGAATCGGATCATCTTTGAGGCCCCAACTACCTTGCCATCAGGGATGTAGCCAAAGTAGGCGCGTCCGGCGTAAGGAAGCATATGGTGCTCGCAAAAACTGTAGAAAGGGACTGGCCCACGAAAGACCAATCCCGAATACGTCGAAGGGAAATCTTTCAGTTTGAAATCGAACGGGCCGTATCCTCTGAACATTTCTTTATAGGCTCTGGCCACCCTGTCAGGGGTCTCCACTAAGCCAGGTCGATGGACATCTTCCCCAATGAATTGTAAAATCCTGGTGATGTTTCCTTTGAGAGATTGTTCCTCGGATGATTCCCACCAGTAGGTGATCCAGTCATCGATCAAGTTGCAGTGGAAATTGGGAAAGAATTCTTTCGGTGTATTCGGTTTAACATGAAGGGTTGCGGTTTGATAATCTTTGAATCGACTGATTGTGGCACCAGAATCGACTACGTCGTCAACTACTAGGACACATTCTTTATCCCACTCGGCCAATTCTTTGGTATCTATGACTCGCTTTCCTAGCAGTCTAGAGAGCTCCATTGCCAGGGCAGTTCCACCTTGCGGAATGCCATAGATGACTTTGCAAGCAAGCCGAGCCTTTTTAATCTTTTGAGCCAGTGTCTCACAGTCGATCTTGAAATCATCAGGAGTATAGTAGATCATCCGATCTCCTAAACAGTAATCCTGGCCGGGCTTCTTATATCCCGGCCAGGACACTTAGTGGCATGGAATTTAAGCTGCGGCGACTGCGGCCGGCTTGACGGCAGTGACGGTCCCGTCTTCGTGCCGGGTGATGGTCCAGCCGTTGGACTTTTCGCGCCATTTCATATGGGCATTGATCCCGCCCTTGGCGCCGAGTTGCTTGTTGTCAGGGAACTTGTCCTTAACATCGGCAGCGATGGTTTCGACGGTGTGCCCGCCTTCCAGGAGGAGATTGTCAACGAACTGGGTGACGCCGGACGAAGTCCGTTCTTTCTTGGGCTGGTTCTTCTTGGCAGCCTTGGCCTCGATCACCTGGGCACATTCTTCCGTGCGCTGACACTCTTCGGTGCAGGCCGGGTCATTGGGGTCCCGGTCCTTGCCGAAGGAGGGGCATTCGTCAGGCTGTACGGAGCCAGTCAGGCCATCGGAGGCCTCAGCTTTTTCGGCCGCTTCGGCTTCGGCACCAGCCGGAAGTTCCGGCTCTTCCGTCGCGGCGCCGGTGGTGACCAGCGCGGTGTAAGCGGTGATGGTTTCCGGTTTCAGATCGGAGGCGCGGTTGTCGGTCCAGATGGACTGTTCGGCATTCTCCGGGTCGGGCCCGATGCAGCCGTTGATGGTGTTGACGATGAAGTCAATGAGGGTCTGGCGCTTGGTGATATGGCTCTGTTTAAGACCGAACACCTCATTGATGTCCTTGGTGGCGTGTTGAAGGTCTGCGTGTTTCACATCTGCTTGATCAGCCATTTTCTTTGGATCTCCCTTTTTGATTAAGGTTTATTTTGTTTTCCTTCTATACAATATTATAGTATAGAATTGATTTTTTAACAAGGAAAAATTTCAGATATTTTTGTTCCATTTATGCTAAATCAAGCCATTTGTGAATTTGAATATTCAGAGTCACATCCCACATTTTGGCGTCTAAGATCCATCCTGCTAGTGTCTTACCAGATAGTGTCTCATGGATTGGGCTCAGGGCGAATCTGGCTTTGCAACCCATTTTGCGGAACATTTTAAAGATGCCTTGGGCTTTGTGAAAATCAGATTGGTTACCAACTACTATTTTTACCCAGTCCCATGTCTGTAGAAATTCAAAAGCCGACGCACAATATCCACCCCCTATTTTGTAATCTACGACTAGACAGATATTTTCATTTGGTTTACGACAATCTCGAAAACGCCGTGTGGAGATTGTGCCATTTGTCTCAATGGAGATTTTCTTTCGCCATGGAAAGAGTCTATTCAAAAGCCGATGGATTTCATCTTCTTGAAGGAGTGGCTCGCCTCCTGTAATGGTAATCTTTGGACACTTATATTGAACGATAATTTGAACAACCTCATCGATAGTCATCTCCTGACCCGCCTTTCGATTCTGGGCTTCAGGAACGTCGCAATAGGAGCAGTTTTGGTTACAACCAGATAGCCTTAAGAATGTAGAGGGGATTCCCTGACCCCACTTGTTAACCTCACCATCCATGGATTGGAACACACTATAAACTTGCATTATATTTTCCTTTGAAATTCATTGTAGCAAGCCCAGCATGGTTCAGCATCTTCACAATAGTTTTCGTCATAACCATCTGGGTCAAAGTGAATGTTGTGTAATATGCAATAGTAATGATGCTTGCCTATGTATTTCCACCGTTCGTCCTTAGCTTTCTCAAGACCATCACAGTCAGTCGTTGTGCCGACTATTTCTCCTATTTTCTCCATTAGAATCCCTCTCCACATCTTTCACATCTGGAAAGAAGATCTTTCAAACTTTTATTCCGGCAAACTAATCCATTCGGTTCGATCTCGAAATCCAAGAGAGGAGACTTATGGTTCATTCCTCTCCTGGACATCTCCTTGGCCAACTCATCATGCCGTTCTCTCAGATTATGGGTTTCTAGGAGGCGATTATCAAGATAGCCGGTGAGCCGCGTTCCTTTAAGGATGGTACCCACAAATGAATGGCATTCTACATGCTCTCCCAATAAATGCTGGGTGCACATAACTTTTGGATCCACCATCCACATTCTCACTTGAGCTCTCCGATTATCTCAATGGTCCCGGTTTCCGGAGCCTCAGGAATTAACTCGACCTGAACATTTGGAACTAGCATGTTGAATTGTCCTGCTGTGAGAGTGAGAGGAAAGTGACTCTCCCGTTTCAGACTATCAGACTATAGGAGAAATAGTCTGACTCATCTCCCGCCTTATGCCTAACTTTCCAGATGGTGAAAAGCATTAGGCCCTCCATTCGCAGCGAGATCCGGAAGTCTCCCAGAGCTTGACCAGGGCCAATTCGGTGCCAGTGATTTTCAATCTGGCCTCAAGCACCTTGACCATCCATAGGACCATATTCTCAGCGGTGGGACACTCAGCAGGAAAACCTGCAATAGATCCCAGATCGTTCAGATAGGAATGGTCCAGGCGATCGATGATCAATTCCTTAACTAAATCTTTGAGCTGTTTGAAATCGGCAATCATTCCGGTTTTGACATCAGCACATCCGGAGACGCCGATCTCGAGCTTATAGCTATGGCCATGCCGGTATTTGCAGGCGCCTTGATGTAGGGGGAGATGGTGTCCCGCCTCGAATTCGAATGCTTTTACGATGAAGAAATTTGGCATCAGAAAGGGCTCCCAGGCTCCCGCCGCAGGGTACAGCGCTCAGGATCTCCCTTTATGTTGTCTTGGAAGCGATTGCTGATGCCGAACCCGTGAAGGAGGCCTTTGCCTTCGGCTGCCATGGCCACGCTATAAATATAGGACACTGCGTGCTCCTGGCGTCGGGGGAAATTCTTGAGGAGTCTGGCAGCCCAGGTCCCGAACCTCTGGTACTTCCTCTTCATTTCATCGTTCACACCTTCTTCGAGGCGGATCTTGCACCAGCTGGACACTAACTCAATGGTGCCGGTCAAGAACTCCCTCAGGGCGTCCAGGGACCAGAACTCCAGGTTGGTCGGATGGGTAAGCATGTGAGAGACGACCTGCTTGGGGTCTTGCTCGTAGGCTGAGATTTCTCTGTCGTCTATGATAATTCTGGTTGCTAATGCCATCTATTTTCTCCTTTTCTTTATTATAGAAAATTTCTAGTAATCTCCCCTAACAAAAGCGGAATCAATTACTGCTTGTCCCAGCTCAATCGCTTGTAAGACCACTACTTGGTTGGATAGGACACTTTTACTATCCCTTTGAACGCTGACTCCGATCCTTGCTCTCATGGCCTCGCGCTCGCTGTCAGTCTGGTCCAAAATTGCAAGCCCATCGACGTCGCCTAAAATTGCCACGGATTCCCCGATATCAGACCGTTTCTTCGTCTTCCTCTCAATCGCTTCTTTGCTCCCTGCCTGAAATGGCATTATCAAGAGACTATGATACTGCTGTGCCAGAGCCACAGAATATCTGCGATTGTCGACAATTGAATGTCTATCTGTCTGACCGGGCTTTTTCATTAGGTCGGGAGAGTCGATAACAATCACATCTGGGATGAATCCTTCCATATGCTCCCAGATATGGAGAGCTGCTTTCACCTCTGGTATGCCAGCAGAATACATGGGCCAATACTGGAACTTGAATCTGGCACCGCGAAGTTGCTGAGATATGGCCTCTGCCTTTCTCCAGGCATTACGCCATGTCAACATATCGCATTTGTGTTCTTCTGCCCAGGTCTCCATCTGCCAACTCTTCTGACCGCGACAGACCGCGCATGGCTTGTACCCTGGCTGAGCCTGACCAAAGATAGGTCGTGGCTCTTCTCCTTTGAATAGAGCTACGCCACAGGCACGATCAGGCCGATAGCAAGAGCCGTCTTGGTTGAATTTACAATCCCAGACAGGAAGCCAAATCCTTCCGTCCCTGGGTGGGTTGATAGGCATAGCACAGAGGGATTGAACGAACCGTCTGGTCTCTTTTCTCTTGTTCATTTCAAAACTAAATCTAGCTACATTTAATCTGTTATAAAGAGCCTGGTCCTGGATGTAAGTACAAGCCCAGGATTTGCCTGCTTTGTAAGCTCCTACCAGACCCCAAACATCTTCTCTGACAAATGGTCCGAGTAGTTGACCAAGATCTCCGGGAAGGGTGAACAGTTCGTCGTCAGTGGTGAAAGCGTCTCTGACCGCCTCCATATCCCTCAGTGGCTCACAGCCTAACGTTATCACTTTCTCAGGAGCGATAAAATTGGCTACCGATTCTACGGCGGCCAGTAAGTTACCCTGACCAAGGCGTTCTTCAAGGTCTTCCTTTAGCAGTGTTAAGGATCTCAGTTGAAAAAACTCCGACGCCTGATCGAGGAGGTATTCTTCATTCAGTCCTTCTCGTTCGTATTCTTCACTGATACTTGATAAAAACTGACCTGTCAGTTGGCATACGTCAGGATCTAAACTGCCACTCCGTTTATATGCCTCGAAGATATCTTGGATGTGTCTTTGCGGCGCCTCACCATATTTCTCCAAATACGCAAGGCACCACTTTGTCACAACTTCAGCGAATGGAACTGTAAAATATCTTGGCTTGTATGTTAAGGCAAGATTACGGAGAACTCGGGTACTGGTAATCATCCCGGTGACGATGGTGCGTTCCATCGACGTGTCTGCGCGGCGGCGGGTCCATTCAGTCATACATACCCACTTGGTCTTTCTTGATCTTCATAATAATCATTTATCTCACTCAACTCATCTTGCTCTGGTTTATAATTCATGATTGCTTCATATAACTCATCTGCTGAGTCAAAACCTAATTCGTCTGCTAAACAATCAAGTGGTCTACCTCCTTCTTCAACTACAATTGGGCAACTATTATTCATATTAAATGCTGCTTTCTGACCATAATCAACATAGATTTGTTTAGGGCCTATGCGAATACTACGAATCATTCGAAAGGTTTCGTAGTAATCATAATACAAACTAATACGGTCTCCGGACGATCGGTTCCAGACATTTCAGCTCTGGCGTCCAAGCACCAAATTCCTTTACGACTTCTGGAAACTCCTGTATGGTATGCTTGCGCAATGCCCATGTCTCGTTCTGCGTTAGGGCGATGTGGAGGAGCTCATGGTAGAGCAGCGCCTTCTTGTGTTCTTCGGAGGCACACTCCCACCATTCCTTCCACAGAATTATTACGTAATCAAAGTCAGCTAGGTGGCGCCATGGCCCATGAGAAAGATGGGCTTGACCAAGCCAGGTGCTCTTCTTTGTCGACTTGACCAGATATTTAATCTTAGCTTTACAGGCATCCATCAAAGGGCTCTGTTGAAATCTGGCTTCTGCCAACTCTTCGACATCTTCCGGTGCATCAAGATAATCAGGCATGGTTAGCCTCCTTTTGGGTATAATAGATAATTTGGCCCATCCATAAGAGATTAGAAATTGTAATAGCAATCCCTCCATAGAAGGAGAACCATTGTTGTAATGCTGGATAGAAATAAAGATTCCATAGACCCCAGACAGTAAAGAAACCGACGGTCAGAAAACTAACTCCTCTAACTTGTTTTTGTCGATAAAGTAGGATAATACTTCTCCAGAGGAATCCGGCGCCTGCTAATTCAAATAATCCATTTATTGTGTCTGGTGTCATTTAAAATTATCCTGATAAAGTTTATGGCTACTAAAATGGTTCTCTTCTAAAAGATTCTTAGCTACCAAAATTTTCCACTCCCAGGGATGGGTCACTTGAAAACCTTCTACTCTAAAATTATTCCATAACCACCACATTGGTGCAACTACCCAACTGTACTTATCTGCATACCAGAGATCTGATCTTGAGACAATAATGAAGGATTCTGGAGTATGTCCTGCACAGAAGTTATAAGCCTTTCTTCCAAATAGTCTACCGGCTAAATTAGCTCCCGCTTCCCAATGTCCCCATTTAGCATTTTCATCGGAAAGATACTGTCTACCACAGATGCCAATATCGTGGATAAATATACAAACAACCTGCCAAGGTTTAGGCCAAGCTCCATACCATTTGTACCAAGCCCACAATACACACAACGGATGGATTAAGAATTGGTGGCAGCCGATAAGATATGATTTCGTCCCTTCTGTCATTGGCTGACTTCCTTCTGATTTTGTTCGTCTTCCTTCATAACTTGTTCCATTTCTTTTCTTGCCTGTTCCTTTCGGTGTTGTTTAGGGAAGAAGTACTGGCGGAGTTCTTGGAACGAATGAAAAACCTTTTTCTCTTCTTGAGCCATAAGATTTCTCCTACTCCTTATTATAGTGTCGGCTGGAAGAACTGTCTGGGTTCCGGATTGGTGGTCGGTTTGTAAACTCCGATGTTGTATAAGAATTTCTTAACGGGTTTGTTGTCGGGATTAAACCACCCAGGATTGATAATCTCTGCTGCGCTCTCGATGGAATCCAGGAACTCTTCGAAGAACGATGGCCAGGAATTACAACCATTACCATTCATCTTCAACCTGTACTCCTGAATATATCTTTTCTTAAGGTTGATGATGTTACTGGCCAGCTTTGACTTCTCCTCTGGCATTATTTTCTCAGGAATGATATCCATCGCCTGTTCGAGCTGCCGTTCCACCGACTTGAAGTCGACGGGCATTTGTTTAATGACTTTGACTGGATTTGCCATCCATACCCTCGCAAGGAAGGAATGTCCTTTATGCGATCTCATTGCTCCTGATAAATATATCTTTTCACCCTTGCCACCATAATCTACTCCCAACATATTATTGAGTAGGAGATATAGTTCACGGCGCTCGGCTTGACTAAATTTTTTGTCAAGGAAACGCTCTCTCAGAGTCTTTTCTGTCAGTGGATAATTACCGCCTGGCATGGTAGTCCCCTTCATGTTGTTGATAATGGCTTGTATTTCATCTGGCCGGAGATAATTGCTTGGGCCGTATATGAGGGCTTTGATTACTCTGGTGTCTTCATGATATATATCAGTACCCGTTCTGGGTGACCGGACAAGATTAAGATTATCCCTTATCCAGTTCATATCGAGGGTGACTTCCATGGGATAGTGTTTTGTAGAGACTTCTTTCTTTTTGTTAAAATCATTTTTTGGTTTTACTGACTCGAGTTTCAGGTGGCGGATAATTTTATTGACGAGGCCTGCTGGGGCAGGGGTATCAAAGGGAATTCTTATAGGCATATTATATTCCTTTTTGATAGGGGAGTTTATTTGCTGGGAAGGGGGCTCTTCTTTTAAAGGAACTTCCTTAACAAACAGAACCGAAGGTTCTTTAGAATTATCTTTAGATAATTCATCTTTACTTATTATCTTTACTTTATCTTTACTTATACCATATGGTTTTCTTGGGTTGGGGTATATGGTTTTCTTGGGTTGGGGTATATGGTTTTCTTGGGTTACAGACATTTGAAAAGCATAGATCGGAATAATATTTGAGACTCTGGCTTTGGCCTGTAAATACGTAGATAGCGGTATTCCAACCTTCCACGCCTTCCACCCATTGTTGTGATTTGCGAAGGCGATTTCAACAGCAGCGACAGTTCTATCGGAAAACTCTTTTAACTGAAATAAGCGAGAATTTATAGTCAGGCCATCCGGGTGGGTTCCCAATGGGGGTTCTGGTAGGACGACTTTGGCTCTATTTTTAGAGAATTCTAATACCCCTAAACTTTGTAATTTTTTTCTGGTTTGACGGGCAGACTCCTCTGTTTCTCCTCCTCCAAGCATTCGTGAGAGAACCAAGTCTGTAGGAGGTGTAGGGAGTTGATCATAAATTGCTAAAGCGTATTTATCTTTACTACTTATTCCTGATGCTTTTTTTGTGTTTTGGAGGATGTGTCCGGGGATTTGTCGGGAGGTAATCTCAATTTTTTCTTCTGGTTTTGTTTCCGTTTTTGATACCAATCCCAGATTGAGACGAACTGGAGCTTCTGACTCTTCTTGTTTTGCTTCTTTAGCCATTTTTCCACTCCCGTTAATTTTCCATTAGGGAAGTCATAATCTTGTTCGAACTGATGTAGATAGTAAATGTTTAATTCTAGAGACAAGATAACAAAATCTATGGTTGGATTGGCTTGTTGAAAAAATTTGGTAAAATCACTCATATTATCTATGAGGTCTTGTTGAAGAAACTCTTCTTCCATGTAGCTCGTAATAAGAGGTTCTTTCAGTTCTGGATAAACTCGGAGGATGTGTTCAAGAGCGAATTCAATAGGCCATTCGAAGGGATAACATAGTAAAAAAGAAAAGACAGTTTGTATAAAAATTTTCGAACAACAACTACTACCTTCTTCCTTGAATACGCTTCCTATCTCTGTTTCATAAATGGGAAACCATTTAATAGGAAAAATTTTTAAGTTTTTCATTAAACTTCCTTGCAAATCCATGCCTTTAGAGAGGAGCGCTGGGGCAACCCTTCGTCAAGGTTGGTGTTGCCCCAGGCTGGTAAGGCAGGATAATTTTTATTATAAAGGGTCCTCAAAGAAAAACAAAGAATAAAATTAGTTCCTCCTTTCTGACCTGGGTCGAGGCAATTTAGGCATGAATCCACTGCATTGATAACAGGGCACTGCTTCCCAATTCGCCTTGGCAGCCAGATCTAGGCAATTATCATAGTGGATGCAGTTCCTTCTTTCGTGCTTCCGAGTTTTGTTGCCATGACACTTTCCATGCTTTTTTGGTGTTACTCTTGGTCTTGACATTCATATTCACCTCATTATGGGTAGTCCCTCGCCTCGTAAGAACCTGATGAGGCGATTGGGATAGATTCTCCATTCATTGCCAATCTTCGACCCCAATGGTAATCCTCCCACTTCATATCTCCTGAGCCAATTTACCAGAGTAGTGTCGGAACATTTGCACGCTTCTCGGAGCTTGTGGTCAAGATCAACCATTGGGATTGGGAGCTCACCATCATCAATAACTTGCTTGGTCATCATTTGAACCCCGTGGGATTTGTAACCACAGTCGGGTTCCCAGGG